ATAAGTTCTATGTTCAATGAGTCGTGTGTACGAAAGGTAAGGTATTATGAGATATCATGGATCACTGACCCCATGAATCCCAGAATCAGTCTCCAAAAGGATCAAGAGATCGAACAATCAAGGACCCAAACACCCTCTGACAAAATAGACAAGGACACGACAACCAACATAGACACCCTCGTACATTTTTAAAACGATTTCTGGTCCATATTCCAACAAACCCCAATATCTAGATCATATAATTGAGATTATCTAAAATCATCCCAAAATGCCTGAAACACCTCCTCAACCCATTTCTATTGATCTTTCTTTAATATCAGCTCATACCAGGAGTTTAATTCAGAACACCATTTTAAATGTTAACAAGATTAAAATGGATTCTGGTTTTAAGGTTCTAGTACCTGGCGAGTTAAGTCATGTAGCTAACATGATACTCGATGCTATTGACGGATTCCAACCAAAAGAGCCAGAAAGAATAACAGGTGTATCAGCCAAAGATTACAAAGGTGTAGAAAGTCTTAAAGAATACATCACTTACAAACCAAAGAAAGACCCTGATTGGAAAAAGTGTATTAAAATTGCTCAATTTCTGTTAACAACAAAATCTGTACCATCTCTAACCATTAACAATTGGGCTTTTTATTTCAGCAGTTTCCTCTTTGATTATAAAACACCTGAAAAAGTGATTTATCATCTTGGCAATATCCCAGAGTTATATGAAGATGGTAAAACTTATGCTGATGTTGAAATGCCAAGCCTTCCACCAGGTTATGATGAAGCTTCCTTTAATTGTAATGGAATTGATGATCAAGGTTATGCTGATCTTGTCGATTTGAAAGAAACAGCAGCTCCTTATGTCATCCCCTTAATATTTGCCACCATCTTGAGAAAAAATCTTTGTGTTTCTGGTTCCAATTTTAACAATCGCTTGTCAAAGATCTCTGATTTGATCTCTATTTATGGCTTTGATCCATTCCATATAGCTTTTCCTCAAAATCATTATTTGAGAAGCTTGGTTCCAGCTGGTCGTGGTGGTCTTTCAGCTAACACTGCTAAGGACAGAGACTTCTTAGCTAAAATGTTGATGCTAAGAATTAGCAAAAATGATCATCCATTGGCTAGAATTGGTCTTGGTCTTATTGTGCAAAATACTCTCTTCTTTGGTTTGTCCCATTACTTATGTTTTACGAGAGTTCTGAAATCAATCGGCATCAACAAGGGTAATGAACTTCTTGGTGTTATTAATCAAGCCAATCATCAAGATCAAACAGTTCGTTTTATGAACTTGTTATCAATAACAAAGAGATTCAAGGATGATAGTGTCTGGTATTGCGTCAAAGCTTTAAATAATGGTTTCTTTCTGGCACACTCTCCTCGAGGCAATCCGGATTTCACTATGAATATTGCTTATTTGGATTCCAAAATAAATCTAAGTGATAATAATAATCCGTATATGAATTACAAAGCAATGGATCCAAATGTTTTCAAACCTTTATCGGCTGCGAGAATCAATTTCTTGAATAAGGCTCTAGGAAGATGGGGACTTAATGAAAAGTCCGCTAACGAAGGCAGTCTTCTTCCACCAATCATGGATGGTCACGAACAACAACAGGAAGACATGGACGATGTAGCCAGTGACGATATTGGAACAATGCCAAACTAGACACCTCATCATTGAAAAAAACCTCATTTTATAAAAGTGCTACAAGAGCTACTCCATCAAACAACAAACATCATCATGAGTCCTCCTACTAAAGAATCATCCCGATCAAAAAGACCTTCCACTTCAGCAATATCCGACAAAACAAAGAAAAGAACCAGAGCATCAGAATCCACTAAGCAAGCAGCACTCGACTCATCAGATTGTGAAATTGATGATAACGCAGAGTTTGTAATACAACCAGTGCCTTACGAGCTCTCAGCTCTCGATAAAAATGATCTATTGGAAGCATCACAAGCAGCTGTGGCCAATCTCAACGAATATGAGAGAACAGTGAATACACCAGGCTTAGGATTGGCTCTCGATCAACCATCCACAAGAGCAACAACATCAAACTCATCTCCACCATCATCAACTTTTGCTGAAGATCCTAAGAATTTCCTGGCATCCTCAATGTCTTCTAGTAATCATCAAAGCAATTTGGAGAAAGAGACCCAATTGTTGATTGAATCTCTTAAGATTCAAAACAAAGGTAATATTCTTGAACTAGATAATTATCCAAATTGTTTACAAGAATTCAAGATTAAAGAGTTAGCCTATTATTTAAAGTTGGCGTCAAAGTTTAATCGAAAAGATTTGGATACAATGAGTAACAAAGTTGAAACATTAAGTCGATTAGTGGAGTCCCTAACCCGTAGTGTGGATATATTATCTAATAAAATCAATGGAATGCAGAATGCTATGGGCGATCCTGGCAACGTATTGAAAAATATTGAAGTGAAATTAGATCCTTTATTAGTCAAATTAGAGAATTTAAATATTAAACAACCTCAAGTCATTATTCCGTCAAGTCAAGATGTATCTCTTATTAGCGCGCACGCACATTCACCAAAATCAACAGGGAACATGTCTGTTATTTCTGATCTTACTCAATCTTTTATTCCTGCAGCAGGTGCATTAACTCGTAAAGAGGAAACCTCTATGCTGGATCACGGACCAGATGCATTGAAGAGAAGAGGGTTAAATCATGAATTAGCTCATCAAATCGATGCTATTTTGAAATGTCAAAACAGCAAGTTTGATAAGGCTCAAACTTCGATTATAGAGCAATTAAACAAAATTTATGATTTAAATGAGCTGAATGACAATGAGAAAAAACGTGCATGGATAAACAATGTATTCTTAAAAGTTTCTTCACTCAAATGAGACAATAGATGAAAATCAATAAAATTCCTCCTAATTTGATAACCACTTGATCAATATGCATGTTTTCATTTTAAAAAACCAGGACAGACACCACAAACATAATTGCATATCATTTTAATATCATCTTTTGATTTTCTTTTGCATATACTTTAGGACTAAAAGTTACAGTCATTATGGGTTCTTTAATTGTCATAGAAGTACGATCCGGGGCAAAGACATATGAAAAACTTGAATTAATCCAGAAATCGTTAGAGAAAGTCCATAAAACAGTTGATCTTAAGACAAAGAAAATGATTGATTACATTCTGGCTGCTATCAATAAAGCTAATGATAGAGATCCTCTGGTGTTGGAAAATAAAGTTCACATAATGAAAGACGACACCATAAAATGTTTCAAGTTCTTTCTCAGTTTCTCTATAATTGATGAAAATGAAGAATTCGATCCTAAATTCTGTGGTGACTTTTCTAAGATTTTTAGTGACTCTTATCACTCAAGAAATCTACTCAATTTTGCGATAGCTGGTTTTCCTCTTGGAACTTACAAACTTCCAGATTTTGTCATTCCTAAGATAAAGCCAACTTTGATAACCAATCAAGAAGGAGATGAATTTGATGGGACTGATATCAAAGATCTTTCTTTAGAAGAGAAACCATAAGAAGTTAGACACCAAAGACAGAATCATCATTGAAAAAAACCTGCCTGGATCACCATCATCACCAATCCACGGAATCAGACCACTCCACAACGACAAAGAAGGACCACCACCACCATGGAGGATCTTGTGGACGACTGGATGTATATGGATAGATCCACTTTCAAGAAACCAAAGGATAAAGAATGGTCTTATAATTACCCTGATTGTTATCTCAACAATCCAATTTCACATCTATCTTTACAAAAAATGGAAGCTGCATTCAACAAAGGAATAAAGACATTAAGTTCAAGAACCAAAAGAGGCTGCGTATTGGATATCAACAATCAAGAGATAACTTTTACTCATAGAGACTTCAGAACATTAACAGATTGTACAAAAATGTCGGAATATTTAATGCAATCAGAACAATTTCATCAATGTGTTATGTATAATCCTTATTATTTACCTTATATATTAAATGAGGATTATTTTCATGATTCCTCATCTTCAACTTTTGAAGAACCATTAAAGATATCCTCAACAATGCTCACCCAATCTTTATTACCTTTTGGGATCAATCTATCTGAAAACTTTATCAATGAAGATGCATTATCCCTTATTAATTTCAATGGATGGAACTTTTGGAGATCATGTGTGATAAATCAAGCTCAAATTACTTGTGGTCTTGATTATCAAGTTAATTGTTCTTCTTGTGTTTGGACTCAAGTTAACAATGATAGAGACAATATTATATTGAAATGTCAAAAAGGAAACATAACTGTTTATTTAAACAAGTCGGTAGTTTTACTTTATGGTGTTCTTGATCAACCTATTATTTTGAATAGGAATGTCCTCCTATTAATCTCAGATTTGATTCAAGAAAGACTATTTGTGAGAATCGCTTGTGTTGTTGGTTCTTCTCTTAATTTAGCTCATTATCCTGATCTGAATTGTGTCAATGATTTATTCAAATGGGGTGATAATGTGTTAAAAATATATGGGAACAAAGGTTATTCTATAATTTCATCACTAGAGGCAATGTGCATAAGACGTTTGAGTATGCTAAAACCCGATGTTTTTAATTATGATGAATTTTATGAAGGATTATCAGATGGATTATCTTCAGATGAAAAAACTCAATTGGATCTTCTAGATAGGTTCTTATCGAAAATTTATAATCCTCACCATATATCACAATTATTTGGATTTTTCAGACTCTGGGGTCATCCTCTTGTAAGAACCAAGCTGGGACTAAGCAAAATTCGAAGATTAGCTGGACGTCAGAAAAAAGTTATACCGTCTAGCCTAGATATTGGATTAGGAAGTTTCCGATTGGAATTTATAAATAACTTCATTAAAAAAGAAGGTAAATGGCCGTTATTAAAAGGAAACAAAAAGATCCTTCATCTGATGAATCATAAGAAAACTCTTATTTTAAATCAAAATGTTACTCTCGAGGATCTTTTATCCATTAAGTTTGAACAGAACTTCAAATACAACATCGGTTCAAATTTATCATCTTTAATCTCGGATAAAACAGTTTCTTTGGATAAACCCGATTTAATAACTCACATCGCTAGAAATGGAACAATTGGACCTTCAAACGAAAGACGCGTTGTTATCAAGATGATCACAAATGAACTTTATAATGTGGAGGAGTTATTAGCAAAGATTGATTTAAAAGGATTCAATGAGGCGTCAAAGGTTGTAGGAGCTCTGGAGAAAGAAAGAGAGTTGAAGATTGACCCAAGGATGTTCGCAATCCTCCCTTACGAAGCAAGAATGTATATTGTTGCGACAGAAGATATGATCGCGAAACACATTTTGCCTTATTTCCCTCAAATCACCAAAAGCTGGACATCATCTGATTTGATCAAATCTTTCCAAGAATGGACAAACCCTATGATTACCAAAGGAGGCAAAGGAGTCGTTCGTGTTATTTTTAATATGGATTTTGAGAAGTGGAATACCAATATGAGGGCCGAGATCACAGAACCAATATTCAGAGACATTGATAATATTATGGGATACAACAACTTGATATCGATGACACACGAATATCTTCGATCTTCTACCATCTATTCAACTTCAACCGATGCTGATTTACAAGTAGAAAATGGAGAGATCGTTCTAAATGATTGGGCATGGAACAACCATTTAGGAGGTCTAGAAGGACTCAGGCAAGGAGGATGGACCGTAATCACTGTTTCCTATCTAAATAGTTTCTTTTCATCTCATGGATTGACTTTCAAGATCATTGGACAAGGAGACAATCAAGTTATTCGTCTGGATATCCCCATCAATCAAGTAGAAGCGGATCAAATCAGGAACTACAACTATGATTTTATCAAAAGAAGAGTTAAAACCATCAAGGACAATTTAATAGAATTCATGGGACGAATTGGTTTGCCACTAAAAGCTCAAGAAACTTGGGAATCTATTAATCTCTTTGCTTATGGGAAAGAAATGATATTCAACGGAATGCCCTTAACTATGGATCTTAAAAGAATTTCTCGGATGTTTGGATTCATAAATACATCATTCCCTACCCTGGATACCATCATATCAAACATTTTTGCTTCTGGCATTGGAGCTAGCACTTCATCTGTTCTTCCTCTTGTACCATATTTTATGTCTGTTCTTTCCTCATCTTTAGAAATTAATAGGGTTTTAGACTTTGATCCTCTTCTTGGTTCAGGTTTTGAGAACATAATAAAGAAAATCTCCTCAAACAATCTCCATCTAAGTTTCACCAATTTTGAAGATAAAGGAAAAGTATCTGTTTCAATTCCAAAAAGTCAATTAATTGAAACTTTAACAAAGAAGAGAAGACAATCATTATATCTCTTATTATCTAGACCAAAAAGTCTAGGAGGATTTGGAGTTCAACCCTACAGTTTCTTTGTTCTACGAGGTTTCCCGGATTCCGCTTATAATACTTTTGCTCAATTAATTAAAATCATGGACACGTCAACAAACAGGGAATATAAAGAATCCATTAAACACTTGTTTCATTTAAGAAGACATCCAGATGTATCGCCAACTTTGCTGTTTGAAAATCCTGATTCCCTCAATCTAATGACTATCTCTGCTAGTGAATCGGGTTTAAAAGAGCTGTTCCAAGAGTTCATCAAGAATGAATGTCAAGTATCAAACGAATGGTTTTCCCATATGATGGAACAAGGAACCAATGGATTAAGAGATCTTGCGGACAGTTTATATCAATTAAAGGATTGTCCAGTATCTTTTATGGCAGATATTCTTGATTCCACGATACCCGGATTTGCTTCAAAGATTATATCACAAGTAGAAAAGTCATCTACATTATCCAAAATAACAATGTCTTCAGGAGGGGACAAATTAAGAAATCGATTAAACAACACCGAATTCAACAGTATTATTTGGCAACTATCTCACTTTTTTCTCAGTTCCAAAACCGATTATGTTGATTTGTTTAATGTGTTCAAATCCAACATGAGCATAGCCCTCACCAATTGGAGAACCCATGCTTGGAGAAAAGAAATAAAAGACGTTACTGTTCCTCATCCAACAAAATTCTTACATGACCCAACTCCTGGGTCAAATTGTAAATATTGTATAAAACAAAAAACTACCCCTAGTCAAGAACCTGAATCTGATTATTTCCTAGTTTTAATTAATGATCATTTATCTGCACATCCCAAACATTATGATAAAATTGTGACAAAATATGCTCCTTATGTAGGATCATCAACAACCGAAAAAGTCGAATCATGGATGAAAAAAGCAAACATACATCAACCAGCTGAGCTGTTAAAAAAGGCAGCAAAATTGTACAGATTAATCGGTTGGACCATTACAACAGAATCACCAGCGCATCAATTCCTTAACCGGTTATGGAAAAGTATGACTGATCTAGATCCTCAAATTTTAGATACTTCTCATCAACAAATTAGTGGAAGTGTGGCCCATCGGTATCATTCCTCTAGGGTGGATAAAGAAGGATTTTACACCTGTCTTTATGGACCTTTAACTCATTTAAGTGTAACTTCAAACAAAATCAGCACCTACTCTCGAGGATCAAAAAATGTAATGTTACATTATCAATCAGGTTTTGTTCATATACAATCCAATATCATTCATAAATTGGCTTTAGAAGATGAATCTTTTCTTGATTCTAGTTATCATTTTCATTTCATGTCGCATGAAGAATTGCCTGAATTGGATGATTTACCAATTGAAGGCGATAGCTCTTGGGATAAAATAATGTTTCCGATTGGATCACCACCTTTTACTTATTTCCCTCAATCGGATTTGCAGTTTGAAGTGTACAACTTCTCTTCTATTATCTCACCTATCAAGAAAATACTACCTGACAAGGTTATTAGAGACAGTTGCTCTCACTGGATCGGCATGAGATCAGCTATATCGATGATGAGAGAGTGCAAAAACAATACTGCCAATCCCTGGGATAAACTTCCAGAAATATCACTGTCTGCTGCTTTTAAATTGGATTTAGAATGTTGTCTTTTGTCAATAATACAATGGTTAACAACATTAGTTTACAAAGAACTAATCGTCTCACAATCTGACCATCCAGCATGGAACGACGTTATGAGGAGAGTGACTTTCATTATCACATCAACATCTTTGTCGAATTTTTCACCTCTATATTGGTTCTTTTCAAAGAAAGACATGTGGATGTATTGGGTTATGAAAAGTTGTATGCTTATCACTTCTTATCCATCAAATTTAAATCAACTCAAAATTGGCATCAAGAAAACATGCTTAGGATTGATCAAGCAATTTCGTCGTGAAGATTTTATTGCCAGAACAATGAACACTGTAATCATTGTAAATAGTTCACAATATTGGGATTATGAACCTAAATTCAAAATTCTTTCATTATCCATCGCTTATTACTTATCCAACAAAAACAACTCATCTATTCAATTACCTTTAAAGCAATTGTTAAGAACTTTTATCTCATCTAACCTATCGCATTTGATAGGTAAACTTCAAGAATTAAATCTCAATGTATTCCCTTTCCATCTACTTAGATCAGCTTACTTTGGAAGTTTTGAAAGTATTTTGAAACAAATATCACCTTTTGAAAGAGAAGCAATTATGATGGCGGATAATTCAAGGCCTTTATTGAATTCTAATAAGTATTCCAAGGAATTTGTTTGGTTGTTTGTACAAAAAAATGAGTCCACATCATCTACAAAGTATCGAGAGATTGTAGATTACACAGAAGGATTACATCAATTAGATGATTTCAAAATCTTTTGGAGAACATATCCTTTAAGAGAGCCTAGAGGACCTACATCATCCGTTCTTAAATACACTAGTTTATTCCAAGACTTCGATTATGAGCCTCACATCTGTATAATACTAGGTGATGGAACAGGAGGAACTTCAAGATCTGTACTAATAACTTGGTCTGAAGTGGAAGTCCATTCTTTTACAAAAAAAGATTTTAATGAATTGGATAACTTCTTTTCTCAACCTTCTGAGCCTTTTGAGTATCTTCTCTTAACCCCACAGCAAAGATCTAGACTCAAAACAGCCGATAATCATCTAGAGAATTCAGGCGATATTTTCAGTGAATCTCTCATGGAATATCTGGTGAAAATTTGCAAAGAGAACAAACAAAAAGATACAATGCTGCTAGTTGATATAGAAGGTAGACTGATTCTAAATACAGAAAGCTACATTTTCAGAATCTTTAAGATCATCTCAATATTAACTCCTAAGTTTCTCTTACTAAAGTTATACCTTGACATGGAATTAAATGTGGTTGAAATTATTAATTTCTTATCTCAAATTTATGAATCTGTGATCATCAAAATTTCGGCATTTTCAAATCCTATGAATAAAGAAATATTCATTCATTGTAAAGAATACCAATCATTTACCAGTTTTCCTAACGTCATGTCTGATATGTCTGATCAAGAATATTATCAAGCTAAGCTAATGGTTCAAGAATTGGATCAATGGAGTTTTCATCATAATTTGATTCAAGAAAGTTTTGATTGGAGGTGTTCTCTCTATAGTGGAATTGATAGATACAATTACCTTTTCTCTCTAGTTGGTTTTCCTATATCCATATTCTTTAATGGAACAGGTCTCAGTTTTTGCAAAGACCTAGTGTTACAGCTTTGTAGCTCGGAATCCAAAGAAAAAAGAATGAACCTCTTCAATCAGTTGGGGGATTTCTTGTTAATATCTTACATCGTAAGCAAGGTTGAAACGACCTATGGATGGAGTTGGAAATACATTCTTGAAGTGTTGCAAAGGTTTGGATTCGGATTGTTCTCACATCCTCCTTATTTAAGATGGGGTTCCCGATCGTCCTTCCTGAACTATTTCGCTTATCCAGAAAAGATATCTTATAGAAAATCGTTGCTATTGAGAGCTGTATCATTCATGATTCAAAACCACTTAGAAGAATTCAAAGCATGTGATGTGGTCCTGATAGATCAACATCAAGGTAGATCTAACAAATTCGGCATTATATCCAAAAGAGTGGAATGTTCTGGGTGTCATATTCACTGATCCATAATCCAAAACAATACATTGAAAAAAATCGTTATTATCAGCAGGTTAATATATCTTCTAAGAGATGGGATCTTTTGAAGACGTTATCTTGGTGTTATGGGATCCTTACATCATGGGTGTTCTGCCCTTCTTGTAGTGCAAATCATGGAATCATGGAATCAAGGGATCTTGTAATGTTTTTTTATACGTATTTATAACTCATTGAATAGGGATCA